TGGAGTTTCATATGCGCATCAAACCAGAAAGTGCTTCATTGCTGATGACATGGGTCTGGGCAAGACTCTTCAGGCCTTAGCAACACTCGAGTACTGTGCTTCTCTTGGTGAAGATGTTTACCCAGCAATAGTTATGTGCCCATCAAATCTTGTACTTAACTGGAAAGCAGAAGTTGAAAAGTGGATTCCATCCAGGAGTGCAACCGTCGTTACAGACCGTTCTACTTTCCCTGAAGAAGAACACGACATCATTGTAATTGGATATGCAAACATCCATCACTGGGTTAAAAGCCTCAAGGGGTACAAGTCATTGATATGCGATGAATCTCACTACCTAAAAACTCCAACTGCCCAGCGCACGAAAGCAGCTATAAAGATTTCAAAAACTATAAAGTCTGGAGTTGTCTTGTGTCTCACCGGTACTCCCGTAACAAATAGGCCTGCTGAGTATGCAAGCCAACTGGAGATAATTGGCCGTCTCAATGAGCTTGGTGGCACCTGGGGCTTCTATAGGCGCTACTGCGGAGCCTTTAAGGACAAGTGGGGGCACTGGAATACATCTGGAGCGACAAACCTTCAGGAGCTAAACGAAATACTTCGTTCTCTTTGCTATATACGTAGAACCAAAGAGCAGGTTCTTCCAGAACTTCCAGATGTCATACATGACAGACATATGGTGAGCCTTTCAGAAAAACACAAACTAGAGTACAAAAAAGCAGAAGATGACATAGTCGAGTACCTTGTGCAACGCGCAAAAGAAATTGCTCTCGAAATTGGTAAATCTCCACATTCGGCTGCAGTTGTTGCACGGATAAAAGCTGAATCCAATATCCATCTCGTAAAGCTGTCTGTGCTACGACGGTTAGCAGCCAAGGGCAAGATGGAATCAATAAAAGAGTGGGTTAAAACCCAGATTGAGGCCGGCGAAAAAGTTGTAATCGCTGCGCACCATAGAGATGTGGTTGATGCCTTGGCAAATGAGTTTGGTGGACTAAAAATTCAGGGTGGAATGGATGTGCAGGATGTTGAGAAAGCAAAAAAAGACTTTCAGACCCTGTCTACAGAGGAAGCTCCTGTAATAGTTCTTTCCATGCAGGCTGCAAAAACTGGACACACGCTTACGGCAGCTCAAAAGGTGCTGTTTGTAGAACTTCCATGGACGCCGGCTGATGTTGACCAGCTATACAGTCGATGCCACAGACTTGGACAAAAAGGTTCAGTAATGGTCACTTATGCAATAGCCACGGGCACTGTTGATGAACAAATCTACGACCTAATCCAATCCAAGCGCTCAATAGTGAATGCAGCCGTAGATGGCTCTGACATATCTTCCGACGATTCTTCAAGCCGGCTTGTGCTCGATTACCTAAAACAGGGTCTTAACCGTTAATAACTTTTAAGCACTCTTTGCAGTTAACAAAAGATTTGTTGGTCGTAACATAATACGAGCCATCATCAAGACCGCAAGAGGTGAAGTAAAAACTAACACCATGCCAACCGTTGCTGTTGTGAACAACTCTGACTTCTTCCTCGCTCACTACTACTCCAGGTTAAGCGAGAATGTCCCTGATTCCCACATGATACCAATTGCTGAATAACCAATCACATCCATCACATTGTCCTGGATTGACTCATTGTTGGGGCTTGCGTTATTCCCAACAAGGTTTTCAAGTCTCGCAATCTTGTCGTGAACCCTAACCATTAGTCCGGCTCTGCCAAATCGCTGGATATTTTCATGACCATAATCATGTTGTTTTCGGCACAAAGTTTCATGTACGTCTGGTAACGTCAAATTAAAACCAAGAGAGCGTGAGAGCATGCTCGCAAGCCTCCCGACTCCTCTCCATGCTTGTGAAGCATCTTTTGCTTCGTCATGGAACATGTCATCTATGAATAAGTCGTGCGAAACTCGGAGCATCTTGATGATGGGCATACTTGAATCCTCAAAAGATGCAATAATCTTTGAGATGCTGTCCCATGCCAAGTCTTGTTCTTCCTCTGGAGGAAGTATCTTGCTCAACGCAATTGCGGCTGCAGCATTCCATGTCTTTGGTATTTCTTTAGTTATTTGTTGAGTCATTTAATAATCCTTTGAATATTTTTCCAAGCCATTCGGCTACGGGTGCAGCCACTCCATTGCCGGTCTGCTTATACCTAGCTGTATCGGGTTGCTCTTTCCCGTCTGCACGCCACCTGGTGTGGTCCACGGGCCATCCCATCAAAATCTCACATTCTTTTGGCAAAAGGCGTCTAACCACCATATTCTGCAACACTCCGGTTGACTGTTTTGTCCCCGCCCTAATTGCATGATGAATGCCACCATCAACAAGCTTGTCATTGTATTCATCGTAAGCAATTGCGTCAATCACTAGATTTTCACCTCGGCTCGATGGCACGCCGCCGTCACCACCACTACGAAGCGTCATTGCAACCCCATCATTGAGCTCTTCCATCTGAGCAACCATTGGTGTGTTTAGTCCACCCGTGCCCATGAATGCGGTCAATGTATTGATGGTGTCACCCTGTAGGCGTACGCCGTCCTGTCTGTGTGGGTGAAAGACTATTGGTGAGTTTTCATCTTCATAAGCGACGCTTGGTGACTGTTGCGTAGCTTTAAGTGTTGGTGAGTGGTCTGTAAAAACATTTGCATTTGAACCGAACTGTGTATCAAAAGAAAAAACTTGATTGTCTTCAACAATTAATTTATCTTCGGCAACATACTGAGTGCCAACACCCCTCCAGTCTCTAGCTTGCAGTGTCCCTATGACATCTTGATATGAATCTGTTGTGGTTTCAATACTGTCAGTTAGTATGGTGCCTGGGCCTTTTGCATCACGGGCACGCAATGTTAGAGCGGTGTCTGTTTCTTGCCATTTAGCAAAACCGCTATTCTCGTACGCTAGGACTCCCTGTTCGCTACTGCTTCCAATGCTTGACGAAGCTTTTCCGGAAGCTTTTTGTTTCTCCTGTCGGCCCTTCTGAGAATGCCTTCGCACGCCCTCTTGGACAGGTAATAGCGGGATGGGACTTCGCTCTGCGGCACCAATATCGTATGTAGCACACACGAAGATGCGGCGCCGTCGCTGGGCGACTCCGTAGTACTGAGCATCAAGGATTGCCCAGTCAAGCGCCACGCACCCTGATTTGGCCATTTCATCGAGGACGACCCCGAAGTCAGCACCCTTGTTGGAAGTAAGTGCTCCGGGAACGTTTTCCCAGATTGCGAGTCGTGGGTATTGTCCATTTGTTGCATCACGCATCTCCTTGATAATTCTTATTGCTTCATGGAACAAACCAGAGCGCTCACCTGAGAGGCCTTTTCTAACGCCGGCCACGGAGAGGTCCTGGCACGGACTTCCAAAGTTTATGCAGTCAACTGGTTCTATCTCGTTGCCTTTTACATCCCTGACATCTAAGTACTTAGGGATGTCGGGCCAGTGCTTACTGAGTATTCTCTGACACGCAGGGTCCCACTCAACTTGCCATTTGCATTGCCAACCGGCAGCTTCGAATCCAAGGTCGAAGCCGCCGACGCCGGCAAAAAGGCTGCCGAATGTAAGACTCAGAAAGGTTCTTCCTCAAACGAGCCAACATCGTTTCGGCTGGTTGCTGGACGAGCGCCTGCTCGTGCTGGTGTTTTTTGTGCAGGACGAGCATTGACAGGATTGCCTGAAGCATTCTCTACCTTTGCTTTGCGCTGCAATGTCTCAATGTTGCGAACAGAGATACCGATTTCATCTGCAAGAACATTCACTGCTGAACGCTTCTTGCCTGATTCTTTGTCGTCCCATGTTTCTTGCTCAAGACGACCTGTCACGGTCACACGAATTCCTTTTTCAAGAACTCGTACAGCATCTTCTGCAAGGTTTCGCCATGCGATGACATTGAAGTAGGAAGTCTTTTCCTGCTTTTCGCCCTTAGCGTCTGTCCAGAAGTTATTGACTGCTACGGAGAAGGAAAGCTTTCCTGCTCCTGAGTCAAAGTAACGGATTTCTGGGTCCGCCGTTAGGTTTCCGGTTATTGTTACTGGCGCTGATGACATGTTCGTATTCTCCTTGTGTTTGGTTTATGTATCGCCAAAAGCAGCATATCACCTATGGTAGGCTCTGTCAATGGCCACTAACCCTTTTGAAATAAGGCTTTTGCTAACCAATGCGATTGCCAACTCATTGTTTGATATTGCTTTTGATGAGAGCATATCGGACAAGGAGCTAGCGCAGCAACTTGAAGA